GGTTATTTGTATTTGTGGCACAATCAACAGTCAAATTAATAGTTGATGCACAAAACGCAATCAGACCACTGCAACGTGTAAATGAACAGACGAAAGCTTTAAGTAGTAGCACAGATAAATTAAAAGGTCGTTTAGACAAATCAAGCAGATCATTAAAAGATACTGGAAGATCAGCAAGAACCGCCCAAACAGGTGTTAAGGGATTAGTTAGTGCTTTAAAACCATTACTTGCAGCTTTAGCAGTTGTTGGTGCAGCGAGATTTATTTTTGTTAAAACTGCTGAACTTGAAACTCAAAGAGCAAGTTTAAAACAATTAACTGGTGATGTAGAAAAAACAAACAAAATAATAAAAGAATTACAAGATTTTGGTGCTGTTACACCTTTTACAAGTAGTGAACTAATTGAGCAGACAAAAAGATTGAAAGCCTTTGGCTTTGAAACTGAAGAGCTTGTTGATACAACAAAAAGGCTATCAGATGTAGCTGGTGCTACTGGTGCTGATCTTACAGGTATATCAACAGCATTTGGACAAATCAGAGCTAAAGGAAAGCTTCAGCAAGAGGAAAACTTACAGTTATTGGAAAGAGGAGTAAATATTACTGATGAACTTAAAAAGATAACTAAATTGCAAGGTGATGAATTTGAGTCTGCAATGCGGAAAGGAGAAATAAGTGCAAAAGATGTTAATCAAGCATTAATAAATTTAACAAGTCAAGGTGCTATTTTCGCTGGAGGTGCAACTGCACAGGCAGATACTTTAAATGGAAAATTATCAACTTTACAAGATACCATAGATACTCTTGCAAGAACCATAGGTGAGGATCTTGGAGATGAGATAAAAAGCGTTTTAGATATTGCTATTGCTGGTGTAAAAGAAATAAATAAATTAATTGAAAGAATTGGTGTTGCCAATAAAGTTGGAAGAATTAATCTTGCTAATATTACAATGGAGGCAAGAGGAGAAGCAAGGGAACAAGTAAGAGAGGAGAAAGGATTTTTTGCTCCATTAACACCAGAGGGTCGTGAAAGAGAAAAAGAATTATTTGAACAAATAAAAGCAAGAAAAATAGAAGAAGCATTGACAACAAAAGAATTATCAAAACAAAATGATAAACAAAATAAAATTAAAGAAAGTGTAACCGCATCAAAAGATGAAGCTGCAAAAATCAAAGAAGAAATAGGAGTAGTAAATGAATCTTTAGGAAAAACAGATAGTTCTGTAAAAACCATAAAAGATAATTCAAATAAAGTCGCAGAAAGCGTAAGTAATATTAAAACTGAAGCTGATAAATTAAGTGGTGCTTTTGTAAAGATTGGAGATGATATTGCAACTGGTATTTCAGACGCTTTGGTCGGTGCTATACAAGGAACAAAATCTCTTGGAGATGCTGCAAGGTCAATATTACAAGGCATAGCAAGTGACCTGTTAAGGCTTGGTATAAATACATTATTAGGTAATACTTTTGGTGGTATTTTTAAATCTCTACCAGGATTTGCTAATGGCGGTAGACCACCCGTTGGCAGGCCATCAATAGTTGGAGAACGAGGGCCAGAACTTTTTGTTCCCTCTACTGCTGGCACAATCATTCCAAATAATAGAATAGGAGGAATGGGTAGCTCAACAAATATTGTAGTAAACGTAGATGCTTCTGGTTCTTCTGTTGAGGGTGATGAACAAGAGGGTCAAGCATTAGGACTTGCATTATCAGCAGCGATAGAATCAGAACTTATAAAACAAAAACGCCCTGGAGGTTTACTTGCATAATGGCTACTTTTCCATCAATAACACCAACATATGGACAGCAGAAAAGATCCGCACCAAATACTAGAACAGTACGTTTTGCTGATGGTTATGAACACAGAATATTATTTGGACTTGCTGCTCATCAAAATCCAAAAGTATATAACTTTACTTTTAACGTCTCAGAAACAGATGCGGATACGATAGAAGGTTTCCTTGATAGCAGGGCAAATGATAGTGCCAGTTTTACTTTCACTCCACCAGGAGAAGGGTTTACAAAAACAGGAACATATTCACAATCAGGAACTACAGTAACAATCACTATTACAAGTCATGGTGTAGCTGTAGGAGATGAACTAACTATTGATTACACTTCTGGATCTGCAACTGATGGTACATTTCTTGTTGCTTCGGTTACTGATTCAAATGTTTTTACTGTCACTGCTGCTGCCAGTGCTACTAATAGTGGAAATGTCTCAATTACTTTATCGGGTGCTGGTCAATATGTTTGCGAAACTTGGTCAAAATCTATACCATATAACAATAGAGCTACGATCCAAGCAACATTTAGAGAGGTGTTTGAACCATGAGTAGTGCTGCTATTGTTAGTAATCTTCAGAATATAAATCCTTCAGCAATAATTGAACTTTTTACCTTACAACTTGATAATAGTTTGCATGGTGCTACTACTGTTTATAGGTTTCATAATGGGTCATCTTTAAAAGATAATGGAGAAATAGTTTGGGCTGGTAATAGTTATCAAAGATTTCCAATAAAAGCAGAAGGTTTTCAATATGGTAAGGGTCAACTGCCTAGACCTACACTTACTGTCAGCAATGCCCTTGGAACTATTACAGCTATTTTATTGAATATAAATAACACTACGGCTGGTAATGATTTAACAGGAGCAACCGTTACTAGAATTAGAACTCTTGCAAGATTTATTGAAGCTGCTAATTTTCCTAGCAATGTAAATCCCTATGGGACACCAGATGCCACAGCAGAATTTCCGCAAGAAATATATAAAATTGATAGAAAAGCAGCAGAAAATAGAGATGTTGTGCAGTTTGAATTAGCTTCAGTATTTGATCTTGCTGGTGTAAGAGCGCCCAAAAGACAATGTACCAGAGCCGATTTCCCATCTATTGGCACGTTTAATTGATGAACTGGAAAGAAGCTGCTCTTGTTCATGCGAAAGACCAAGATCCTAATGAATCTTGTGGTTTATTGTTAAATATTAGAGGCAAAGAAAGGTATCATCCTTGCCGTAATTTATCAGCACAGTCAGATGAATATTTTATTTTAGATCCAGAGGATTATATAAAAGGCAGTAACTTAGGAACAATTACAGCCATTATTCATTCACATCCTGACACCCCACCTGTTGCTAGTCAGGCAGATAAAATGAGTTGTGAGCATACCAACCTACCTTGGTATATTGTTAATCCAAAAACAGAAACTTGGGGATATTATGAACCATGTGGATATAAAGCACCTTTACTTGGTCGCCCATGGGTTTGGGCTGTTACAGATTGTTGGTCGTTAATAGTTGATTGGTATAAAGAAGAAAGAGGAATTGAATTATTAGATTATGAAAGACCAACAAGAATAGAAGAATTTACAGACGATCCAGTATTTGAAAGATATTTACCTAGTAGAGGTTTCAGATTATTAAAACCAGATGAACCTTTAATAAATGGTGATGTTTTAGCAATGAGCATTTTAGGAAAAGGATTAAATCATGTTGGTATTTTTTTAGATGGGGATGTTTTACATCATTCAGCAGATAGACTATCTTGTAGAGAGCCATACAATCCTTGGTTATTAAAATGTACAGGAGGGAGGTATCGTTATGATGCGTAAGATAAAATTATATGGTGAACTTGCAGAGTTTGTAGGTCACAAAGAGTTTGAAGTGCAGGTAGATAGTCTTCCAAAGGCGGTAAGTTTTCTTGTTAATAATTTTCCGCAAGTTGAAAGTTATATGAACCCAAAATATTATCAGGTAAAAATAGGAAATTATGCAATTGATGAATCAGAAATTTATCATCCTATAGGTAAAGAGGATATACATTTTGTTCCTGTTATTAGTGGTGCAAGAGGATTTGGAAGAATAATGTTTGGTGCAGCATTAATTGGTTTGGCTTTTGCTACTGGTGGTATTAGTTTGACTTTTGCACAAGTTCCTTTAATTAACGCAGGTGCAATTACAGGAATTACTGGTACTTTTTTAGGTAAAGCTATTGCAGGTATCGGAGCTTCTTTGGTTTTATCAGGTGTAAGTGATTTATTATTTCCGTTACCGCCAACACCAGAATTTAGTTCAGAGGAAGATCCAAGGTTGTCATTTAGTTTCTCTGGAACGCAAAATACAGCAAGAGCAGGTACTCCTGTTCCAATAGTATATGGCGAAATTATGACAGGATCAGTAGTGGTCAGTACTTCTCTTGACACACAACAGGTAAGAGCATGACAAATACACCAAAGAAAATTATTGGTGCAAGGCGTAGGAGGAGAACACCACCACCACCGACAAGAACTCCTGATACTTTACATAGTAAGCAATTTGCAACATTTTTAGACCTCATTTCAGAAGGAGAAATAGAAGGCTTTGCGACTGCTTCTAAAGAAGGTAGAACACAAGGAACAACTGCATATAATAATGCTGCATTGAAAGATGTATTTTTAAATGAAACACCTGTTTTAGAAGCGTCTGCTGATTCTGCAAATGCAACATCTACTGATTTTAATTTTCAAGATGTCGTGTTCACCCCTAGATTCGGAACGGCAGATCAGGCAAAAGTTGAAGGCATAGAGAGTAGTTCCTCTGTAACAACTGTAGGTGTAACTGTTACAACATCAAGTCCTGTAACACGACAAATAACAAATACAAATGTAGATAGAATTAATGTTTTGATTACTGTTCCTCAACTACAAAAAGCAACAGAAAAAGGAGACATATTAGGTTCAGAAATTCAATATAAAATTTCTGTTCAATATAATTCTGGTGGTTTTACTGATTTAATTACTGACACTATTTCAGGTAGAACTGCTGATGCGTACCAAAGAGATTATGGAATAAATCTTACTGGTGATTTTCCTGTAGATATAAGGGTCAGTAGAATAACAGCAGATAGCACTGATTCTTTTTTACAAGATGAATTTCAATGGACAAGTTTTAGTGAAATAATTGATGATGCCAATACATATCCAAATAGTGCATATAGTTCTTTACGTTTAGATTCTGTTCAATTTAACGCACCACCTTCTAGAAAATTTCGTATCCGTGGGATAAAAATAAGGATTCCTGGTGCTGGTGCTAGTGGATCAGGTACACCAACAGTTGATTTACAGACAGGAAGAATAGTTTACCCCGATGGCTATATATTTAATGGAGTCATGGGTGCTGCCGTTTGGTGTTCATGCCCTGCAATGGTGTTGCTCGACTTGCTCACGACTGAGAGGTACGGTTTTGGAGATCACATAACAGATAGTTCATTAGATTTATTTTCTTTTGTAACGGCCAGTAAATATGCAAACACTCTTGTTGATGATGGTTTAGGTGGACAAGAAGCAAGATTTAGTTGCAATGTTAATATTCAAAGTCCAGTAGAGGCATTTAATTTGATAAATGAATTAGCTGGTGTAATGCGTTGCATGCCGATATGGTCTGCTGGTTCAATAAGTATCACTCAAGATAAACCCACTGATCCAAGTTATTTATTTACTTTGTCAAATGTGACATCAGAAGGTTTTTCATATTCTGGTAGTAGTTTAAAAACAAGACACAGTGTTGTATCTGTTTCATATTTCAACATGGATAGTCAGGAAGTTGATTTTGAAGTGGTAGAAGATGCAACTGCAATATCAAAAATAGGTACGGTAGTAAAAAAAGTAAAAGCATTTGCCTGTACTTCAAGAGGACAAGCTAAAAGGTTAGGTAAGGCAATATTATTTGCAGAACAAAATGAATCGGAAATTGTTGCATTTGCAACTTCTATTGACTCTGGTGCGGTTGTAAGACCAGGTGCGATTATTGAAATACAAGATCCAGTAAGAGCAGGTGTAAGAAGAGGTGGAAGATTGTCTGCTGTTAGTTCTACAACTGTTGTTACTGTTGATGATACGTCTGCAACTGATTTAGCGGTAGATGCCAGTGGTAATCCTGTAGGTGATGCAACATTGGCTGTAATTTTACCTGATGGATCGTTTGAAAGTAAAACAATCTCATCTGTATCAGGTGGGACTATTACTGTAAGTTCTGCTTTTTCTCAGACACCAAATGTAAATGCAAACTTTCTTATATCAAACGTCACTCTTAAATCTCAGTTATTCAGAGTAATAACAGTAGAAGAACAGGATGCTGTTAATTATAGTATTACTGCTTTATCTTATGTTGAAGGTAAATATGCGTTTATTGAAGATGAAGAAGCATTAACA